TCTGCCCATATGCCTGCATTAACCGATAGTATACATGGAACTGCTCGTGGTCCGCCATGGGCGTCACATCTCCTCGTCGCAACCCTTCACCTGCCTGAATCGACGTCCGCACATGACCGTGAGCCAATGAAAACTCCTGAATGTTGTAGACAATCCACTGTCTATCACATACAGCAGCCTGGTTGCGAAGTAACGTACTGTAATCTCCAAACGATACACCCGTAACCCACTCGGGTCGAGTACACGCCATGAACGCGAGCATCGTTTCATCCGATGGACAGTATCCGTCATTGAGTGCCTGCTTCCATTCGCTGATCAAGGTGCCCGTGAACTCAATGACGATGTCGCGTTGCCCGGCGAAGAACCCACCGGCAACCCAACCGTGATTGAACCGGAAGAAGTCGGGACAGTGCTTCCCAATACAATTCATGAACGCGAGGTTCATGCGACGCGGATCCCACCACTGCGTGAGGCCGTTCAGATGAGTGGAGGGAAGCGTGATCCGCACATCGACCCATGCGAACCAGTCTGTGCCGAATGGATTTGCCTCCGCAGCCTGACGTACGAACTCGGCCTTGTGATTGATGATCAAGTAATACAAGTCCGTAAACTTCTCCGGCGACACGCCAATGACCGGAACCAGATTGTTGCGTCGGATTGTCGGAAGCAGGGACCAGAAGGGGAGGTCTTCGAACGCAATCGCATGGAATACCGTTGGCCGATCTCCGCGGATCTCGCGTAACGGTGCCTCGAGATCCGGTTCGCAGACGATGACGAAGGGGAGTGGCGTGTTCAGCAGCGTCTTCGCGACCTCCAGGTAATCGGACATACGGCTGAAGTGATCTGTGTTGATGTCGTGTCCTTCGCGTTTGCGGAGGTTGTACAGTGCCGTAACATACGTTACAGATTCCATTTTGAACATCATATGCCGTCTCGTCTAAGTAAATAGATGCCAATCGAAGTCATTAACAATCCGAGATACTGTTCGGGCTTTTCTAGGCGATCACCGAGGACCATATAGGCTGCGAGACTTTCGATGACTCCCGACACACCGTCCCACATTCCATTCACGTACAGGACGTTACCACTGCGAAGACACTTGATCAAATAGAAAACCACACCCATGTACCCAAGGATACCGAATGCGAGATACGGGGTCGAGTTGGTCTCCGCATACCATCGCAGGGTAAAATCTCCAAACACCTCGACTGCAGACAAGGCGACGATGTCGCCGAAACTCATCTCTTATCTTTTATTGAGATTCAACAATGTCATCACTCGATCCCATTGATCGGATGATTAGGAGGAGTGACTGGAAATGGAATGGGTTTGATCTACTTCCAGCTTCATTTGGCATCTTCATGGCACTGCTTGACGTGGTGATGATGGCGACCTCAAAGCTTGTAAGCATCAATGCTATACCATACGAGGTCGGACTGCCGTTGGCAACGCTCGCATACGCCTTTCAGCCATTCCTGTTTATCAAGGCTTTACAGTTCGAGAACATGGTGGTGGTGAACATCATCTGGAACCTGGCATCCGACGTGATCATTACCGCAGTTGGACTGTTCTATTTCAACGAGAAGATCAGTGACCTACGTTGGGTTGCCATGTTTCTCAGTCTCGTGTCGATTGGGTTGTTTTCGTACACGGACGTAACGGATACTTGATTATTTTAAACACGATAGACAATGGCGGATCCGGCGGGTTTGACTGTCGCAGCTGCTCTCGCTGCCGCCGCTGCTGGCGGAATTGCTTCATTCGCAGGCCCGGTCCATGGAGTTATGCCTACTCCAATCAAAACAACGGACAAGCTACGCGAGTTATGGAGTAAGGTTGAGGAAGCACGGAGGAAATTGTCTGATATCAAGTTCGTTCCCGCCCGTGCAGACATGGAGGCTGCCCAAGCCGAACTGACTGCGGCATTAAGGGCGTACAAGGAAGAAGAGGAACGAGTGCGAGCTGGGACTTCCGTGGGTCCAACCGGATTCACGAGTTCAGTGATCACAGGTTCAACGGGTCCAACCGGATTCACGAGTTCAGTGATCACAGGTTCAACGGGTCCAACCGGATTCACGGGTGTAGCGGCTGCGATTTCGAATGTGGTTTTGAATCCGTCTCCGGATGCGGCTCAGTCTCAGGCAGAGGCGGCTCCGGCTGCGGTTGCGAATGCGGCTCAATCTCAGGCAGAGGCGGCGGCTGCGAATGCGGATCAGTCTCAGGCAGAGGCGGCGGCTGCGAATGCGGCTCAGGATCAGGATCCGACTGCTGCGGCGGTTCAGTCTGCAGCTGATGAGTTTGCGGCGGCCCAGGCTGCGGCCCAGGCTGCCGAGCAGGCCGCGACGGGGGAGAGGACGCGGCAACAACTACAAAGAATACAGGATGAGCGGGAACTGCGAGAGGCGGCTCCGGCGGCGGCGGCACAACGGGCGGCGGCGAACGCGGCGGCGGCGGCGGCGGCGGATGCTATCCTACAGGAACAGTTAAATGCCCCTTTATTTCCGAAACCGGCGGCTCCGGAGGACAAGGCGAAGATCTGTGCGGCGGCGGTACCTGCAGACCCGGTAGGAAACTTCACCGAAATCAAGCAAGATGGCTGGTGTTACTACAACGCAATTCTAGCTGCAAACCACGAGGAGTATACGGACGGAAAAGCCAAACTGCTTGTGGATGCTATTCGTACCGAGCTCGCTGATCTCACTCTCAGAGCCAGCGTTGAAGCAGAGTGGAAGAAGCTTAAGCCTGATCAGATGCCGTTCCAGCTCTATGTTGACAATATGCACAATGTGACACAGCCGGAATTTTGGGGAGAAGGACTTATCCTCTCCCCGGTTGTCGCCAAGATAAAAAACAGAGTGATTGCAATCTATAACAAAGGATCCGACGGGGTCTATATCAAAAACGATGGTCAAGTCTTCTGCCCCCCAGAGTATGCGGACCAATCCGTACTAAGCCTTGCGTTTAACGGAACCAATCACTACGATGCGTTCGTCGGCGTCGAGGAGGACATATCGTCTGTAGCGAGCAGTCTACCGCTTCCGGCTCAGGCTCAGGCTCCGGTGCCGCTCGGTAGTGCTTCGTCTGTGGCGTCGGCTCCGGCTCCGGCTCCGGCTCCGGCTCCGGCTGATACAACGTCTACGGATTCACTTGCAAGCGTGACGCTGTCGCAAGCCGGTCGTGGGTTCGTCGATACGGTTGGCCTAGTAAGGGATGCGGTCAAACGAGTCGCAAGAGCAAGAAAAATAGCAATGCCGAATCCCCCTAAGCGACCGGTCACGCGAAGTAGTTGGACAAATAAGGAGATCAACGCTATCAACCGTGCGAATCAGACTGCCCTCGACAATCGCCGTAAACAGCAAAAAGCTGCCCGTGACGAGAGATTAGCTCGGCGGGCAAGCAGGGCCGCGGTCCTACCTGCACCAGAGCCGGAACTTCAAGCTGCACTTGAGAATGCGAACGTTGTTGCAGCCCAGGCTGTCCAGGCAAGACGGACATCTGGAGTTGATGCCAGGATTGAGGCACTTAACGATGAGCTTGTATTCTACCTGGATTGGCTGACGCAACAAGAAGCTGAGACCGGGTTCGTACCAACACCGCGTCCCTCAACCCCACCGAAGGGCGGCCGCGGCGGTCGTCGCACGACCTACCGTCGCCACAAGAAACGCAAGATGCGTATATCTACTTTCAGGAGAAATCGTAAGCATTGATAAATGGCATCCGATGACCTCGTGATTGCCAAGACAGTTCAGACCGCACCGATTCGCATCCTCGCCGAGGGTCTGAAGTCGATGCTGGTCGAGATGAGCTTGGTCTTTGACAAGGACGGCATTCGCATGATTGCCATGGACAACACTCGCACGGTCTTGACGCATATGCGTCTCCATGCGTCCAAGTTCGAGGAGTATCAGTACAACCACACGGCACCGCGTCTGGACGTGGGTCTGAACACGGACCACTTTTACCGTATCGTGAAGACGGTGACGAACGATGACACCATCACGTTTTCGGTCTCCAAGTCCGAGTCCAATCACCTGTGCATCACGCTGGAGAACGGTGAGAAGAAGCGTCGTATTCGCAACAAGCTGAACCTGCTTGACCGCGATGAGTCGGACATCAACATGCCCGAGACCGAGTTCGCTACC